GTTTAAGCCGTTTTATATCTACCTTAAACTGTTGGCCTCTGTAGATAGTTTGTAGTTTGCATCTGTTTTGGAAATATAAGGAGAATTAATTATGGCATTTCCAAAAGCTGCAGGACATGGTAATTTACCCAATGGTAATTTTAGTCCTATCATTTATAGCAAACAGGTGCAACTTGCTTTTCGTAAGTCATCTATTGCTGAAGCGATAACCAACAATGATTATTTTGGTGAGATCGCAGCTATGGGAGATTCTGTGAAGATTATTAAAGAACCAGAAATCACAGTAAAATCCTATGAAAGGGGAACACAAATTACTCCCCAAGATCTAGACGATGAAGAGTTTTCTCTTGTTATCGATAAAGCAAACTATTTTGCATTTAAGATTGATGACATTGAGGAAGCACACAGCCACGTTAACTTTCAATCACTTGCAAGTGACAGAGCTGCCTATCGTTTAGCTGATCAGTTTGATCAAGAAGTACTTGGCTATATGTCAGGTTTTAAACAATCAGCCCTACATGCAAATGCAAATACTGTTAATGATGATATTAATGGTGTAGCAGCTGTATCAGGAACATCTGCAGGTGCTAACTTAGTTGGTGCAGAACTATTGACCACTATGGCCTTAGACGCATCTGACTTTACAGCCGAGAATGGATCTGCAGGTTCAGCTAATAACTCTATTGGTATTAAGCCAAGAGTTCCCGGACAGACAACTGCAACTATGCATGCGTCTACAGGTGGTTTAGCAAGTCCATTACAAATTATTGCACGTATGTCAAGACTTATGGATCAGCAAAATGTTGATACACAAGGTCGTTGGCTCGTGGTTGATCCTGTAATGATTGAAGTTCTAAAGGATGAAGATTCACGTCTTCTAAATTCAGACTTCGGTGGTTCAGGTCTACAAAATGGACTAGTCGTAAACAACCTACATGGTTTTAAGATCTATCAGTCTAACAATTTACCTTCATTAGGTACAGGTCCTGCTACTACAGGTGGTCCTAATACTACTAACTTAGGTATTATTGTTGCAGGACATAGTTCAGCAGTCGCAACAGCAGAGCAAATAAACAAGACCGAAACATATCGTGATCCTGATTCATTTGCAGACATTGTTCGTGGCATGCATCTGTATGGCAGAAAGATACTTCGACCTGAAGCTATCGTAACTGCTGCATATAACTTAGCATAGAGGGGGATATAACATGGCTACAATTACAAGTCTTTTAAAACCTGCTCATGGAAGTGGTGGTGGTGGTAGACAGCCATACATGGTTCAAATGACAGTTGATCTTACTGCACAGGCTATTTCTAGTACTGCAGGTGACGTTGTTCAATGTCTTACCATTCCTGCTAATACTCGTATATTAGCCGCAGGTTTTCAAGTTGTAACAAGTGCAACTATGAATACAGGTACTAATGCTACAGCCATTCTTGGCACAGGAGCAGATGATAACGAGTTTGTGGCTGCATTTGATATTGACGCTGCAGCTGATGGTGCTTATGCTCCTGAAGCTACTCCTGCAGCTAATGTAACACTTACTACTGCAGATACTTTGGATCTAACCTTTGCAGGTGATGGTGCAACATATACAGCAGGTAAAATACGTGTTTACGCTGTATTGTTAGATGTTAGCGACATGGGTGACATGACTGCTGACATAGTTGACAGAGATATGTTATCTTAATCTAACAACTACTAAATTAAGAGGGCAGGGAAACTTGCCCTTTTATCTATGTTAAAAGGAGATTAGAATGGGAATTACAACTGCACTATGTAATACTTTTAAAAAAGAATTATTACTAGGTACGCATGTTTTTGGAACAGATACATTTAAACTAGCTTTAATCAAGTCTGGTGAATCTGGAACATATAATGATGAAACACAGAATTATTCTGATGTTACAGGTAATAGTGATGAACAGGCAAATACAGGCAATTATTCTGCAGGTGGTGCAAGTTTAACATCAGTTACAGTAACAGGTAGCAATACTACAGATATTGTATTTGTAGATTTTGCTGATGTTCAATTTACTAGTGCTACAATAGATGCTAATGGTGCAATTATTTACAATTCGTCAAAAAGTAATAAAGCTGTAGCTGTTATAAGTTTTGGTACTACACAATCGTCTGATAGTGGAACATTTACTGTGACAATGCCTGCCGCTGCAACAGGAACAGCTATTATAAGGATTACCTAGTGGCTCATGTTTTAAATGATCGTGTTAAAGAAACAACCACATCAACAGGCACAGGTACAATTAACTTAGCAGGTGCTGTAACAGGGTTTGAAACCTTTGTTGCAGGTATTGCTAATAGTAACACGACATATTATGCGATTGTTCATCAATCAGCAAATGAATGGGAAATAGGTACAGGTACAGTTACAGATGCTGATCCAGATACTTTATCTCGTACTCCAATTTCTAGCTCTAATAGTGATAGTGCTGTAGATTTTTCTGCAGGAACTAAAGATGTATTTTGTACACTACCTGCATCTGTTGCTTGTTTAAATAATGCTTTAGCAGATAATGATGTAAGGCATGATAGTTTAGGTATAGGAACAAATGCGTCAGGTACAACAGGGGAAATTAGAGCAACTAATAATATTACAGCATACTATTCTTCTGATAGAAGATTAAAAGAAAATATTCAGATTATACCTGATCCAATACGCAAACTATTAAATATAGATGGTGTATTTTTTGATTGGACAGATGATTACATAAATACACATGGTGGCGAAGATAGTATGTTTCTACGCAAGAAAGATGTAGGTGTTATAGCACAACAAGTTGAAGAGGTATTACCTATGCTTGTTGCTGATAGACCTGATGGGTATAAAGCTGTTAGATATGAAAAAATAATACCACTTCTTATAGAAGCGATAAAAGAACAACAAATACAAATAGATGAGTTAAATAATGAAAACAATAAAACATAGTCCAACTTTAACAGAATATATATACGATGGCTCTGATGCAGATGGTACAGATAGTAGTAAAAATATAGTTAATCATGATGAGCATGAAGATTCAAAAGGTGTGCAAATAGCAGAAATTATTGGTGTAGTAGAGGAAGATGAATGACACTACAAACTTCAGGTGCAATTTCTTTTACAGATATAGCTGATGAAGTAGGATTTGGTACAGGTATGCTTGCTTCTGAAGGTTCTACAGACTTTGATGGAACAGGAGATTATTTGCAAATACCTACTACTTCTGATTTTTCTTTTGGTACTAATGATTTTACAATAGAGTGTTTTTTTAAGCGTGATGTTAGTGGAGGTCTTTTTCAACTTAGTTCTAATTCTAATGGATATACAACAGCTTCAAGTAGTTCTTTAGCTATTGGTGTTTCTTCTGCATCTGCAAAATATCTTAGAATTTATTCTCCTTCTGGTGGCAATGATTTAACAAGTACTTCTCCTAGTGCTGATGAATGGCATCATATAGCAATGGTAAGAAATACAAGTGATAATACCTTAAAAATTTATTTAGATGGTACTCTTTTTCATACTATTTCTTCAGACACTACTAATTATGCTTATACTTATTTAGCTATTGGTATTTTTTATACCACAAGTTATCCTCTTGATGGTCATATTAGTAATTTTAGAATTTTAAATGGAACAGCATTATATACATCAAATTTTACTCCACCAACTTCTCCACTTACAGCAATTACAAATACAGTATTATTAACTTGTCAAAACAATACAGGAACAATTACAGATGCAAGTTCTTCAAGTCATTCAATTACAGCTAATGGGAATTCAGTAGCTGATGCAGATAATCCTTTTTCTGGATATGCAGATATATCACTACAAAATTCTGACTTATTAACCTTTGCATCACACGTAGGTTGTTCAGGAACTACGCACGAAACACAAAGTGCAGGAGAACAATTATCACTTTCTAATCTATATGGACTATGGCCGAATACAATTTACACTTTTGAACATACAACTGTAGGTACTAATTATACTCAGACAGATGTAACTTATTCATATTGGACACATACTGTACCTAATAATGTAACACATATGAGTATGATTGCTATAGGTGCAGGTGGTGGAAGTGGTGGAACAGGTTCAAACTATGCAGGAGCAGGTGGAAGTGGTGGTGGCACT